GGTATCGGCGCATCACCCATATATTCTGCGATAACATCGAACTCATTAGGTGTAGTAAATGATCTACTTATATAGGATACCGCAGATGGTGGATCACTCTTGTAGTTGTGTGTTGTAGGTATCCTTAGTACTCGCGCCGAATCTGCTGTAACTGCGGGGTCTGCTAACAGGTTATGCTTAACACACGTAGCCTTTAGCTGCTCCGCCATAGGTATCCACAGTTCTGCGCTGACAGGTTCAGCCAAGAACCAGTACACATGTAGCCCCCCACCGGAACTAATAAGTGTCGGGGGCGGTAATTCCGTTTTCTTACAGAAACCTTGTAGTGCGGATATAGCCGCCATTTGGTCAGGGTAATCTTTGTTAGGCCCACAATCTATATCAAGAAAGAAGGACTTCAGCGTATCAACATTTGTGGCTTTACGGGAACTCGTATCCTTAAATGTAGATAGCGCAAAATATGTGTCATAGCCTTCACTATCTAATTGTTCTGCCGTGGTTAATAGGACATCTATAGAGTCAAAGAACTTTTGTATACGTTTACCGTCTGTAGCATGTGATGCGAATATACAATAATAACCATCTTCTCCTAATGCCCTCTCTAGAAATTCCTTTGTTTCCATATTATTTCCTTTAGAGGAGGGTTGCTACGACCATACATCTTATTAACTCCTACAAGGTAGGGGGGTATTGTAGGATAAAGATGTATGATCGTAACTATTGGTTCAGCTGGGTTATCCTTCCCAAGCGTCCACTAAGGCTTCCAACTCTGGCTTCTTACTAACCTTAGCTGCTGCAGCCTTCTTCGGGACTTTTACTGGTTCTTCCTCTTCTTCCTCCACCTCTTCAACATCAATACCGTTGGTGAAGGGGCTAACATCTTCCGACACCGCAAAGCCCTCGGTAGTATCAAAAGGTGACCGGCTTTCGAGCAAGGCGTATTTGATAACCTGCACTGCCCGTAGACGTAGAGATACCCCTGTACCCATACTGGCATGGTAAGGCGTGAAATTTATGGCAATATTAACAGTACTACCGGTTGTTAACATAAAGTCTGTATCTAACTCGGTATTCCGTGAGTCATACTGCGTAGGTTTACGCGTAACCTCTTTACCGTATGCGCCTTTTAATGAGGCTTTAAAGATAAACGTACCATCGTCATCTTTCTTGAAGGGGTTATCAAACTTTTTGGGCCAGCTATCTTGTGTAGCTGCTTTAGCCTTATAGGCAGCTAGCATAGCACCCCATAGTTCGTTGGCGCGGGGCTTATCCATACGGAAACTTATTTCATATTTAGCCCCATCATCGAATGCGTCACAAGGTACCGACCTTTTTTCATTATTATCGTACCTGTAACAGCGATTAATTCTAGGCCATAGGGCTTCTACGTCGTCAATGCGAAACCCAGTGTTAACTTCAGCCATGATATTCTCCTAATTTATGTTGATTGAAACCCGTCTACTTCAGAGAACGGGGATATACTTACGTTATTGTAGGGTGTAAATTCTAACGTAATAGCGCGTATAGTGTCTATATTACGCACCATGCCAGAAGCTACGGGCAACTCTTCTTCTGTCAGAGGTCTCTCTGGTTTAAAAAAGAGTTTAGGTGTAGGGCTGTCACTATCGAAATACATATGTGTGACAACCGCTACGGATGGTGTATCCATTTTTTTAAGGAACCTAGCGTAGGCTTGCAGGGGTAAATTACCGCCCCGTGCCTCCCCAAAAACAGATGTAGCAGGTAAGCGTAATTGGTACACCTTAGACATATCTTCTTCTGGTAATATAGCTACCCTCTGCGAGAACCTGCACGCTCGACTACTACCGTGACCAGAACCACGAATATTATGTTTACAATCCAAGCACCGTGCCGATTGGCGTTGGTGCTTTGGTACATCAGGCGACGGTACTTGCGTATCAGCCGACCAGCATGTAGGGGAGTTTAGTTTATCTGGATCATAATTCTCCTCATAATAAGAACGGGAAATAGCAGCGGCGTTAACTATTACGCCGTGGTAGGTAGGGCTTTCGGACGTATCATCCCTAAAAACCCTATCATGTATATCTAGACGTAGCACAGCCCCTATAAATCCTCATCGGGGTCTAAATCAAAATTGGTAGGTGCTTCGTCTAAGTTAGTCTCAGGACTAACTATTTCCTCTTCTACTGAAGACAAGGCAGTTACTACGTCAGGTAGCGAGAACCTGTACGTTTTACCGACCTTAATATAAGTAGAAGAGGGTATATGGTTACGTCTTATCCATCCGCGCACCGTGGATATAGATACACTAAAGTGCTTGGATACATCTTCGATGGGTACATACGCTGGCGTGCTCATTACTTTTTCCTTACAGATATCGAATATTCACTATCCGCGTTGAGTCCTTGAGGCATACTCTCAGGGTTTTCCTCAAGAAATTGTTTTACGTTGCCTTGGTTTAGGCTCTTAGAAAAGAACTCAGGGACACTATGTTCCAATATAAATTTATACATACTCTCCCAATCGGAGGTCCAATAACGGGTACGTACAGTTTTATAAAATAGTCCTTCGGAGGTACGAACACTTTCAACCCCATGCTCTTCGCAGTGGCCTAGGAGTGCTTGTTTAATCATTTCTTGCTGGGTTTTAAGCTTACCGTCCTCCTCCTTAAAATCGGAAGACAATACACCACGTTTATCTTTTATCTTTAAATAGACCCTAGTTAATCGCTCTAGGTCTATATTACCGTTGTCCATATAACATGCTCCTTGTGTAAGGGAAGTGCACTTTAGTGTTATATGGTGGGCTAGTCAAGCAATTCGTTATATAAATCTAGTATTTGTGTGTGGATATCTATTTTATTATCTAGCAGATTGTATACGTGTCTTTCTATTAGTGAACCTTGTAGTTGTACCACTGTGCACTTATGGTGCTGCCCAGCTCGGTGGACGCGAGCATTAGCTTGTAGATATGTTTCCAGAGAACTAGTAGGCCCCCACCACACCACTGTATTAGCAGCGGTCAGAGTAACCCCATGTGCAGCGGCGGCTGGCTGGATTATTAATACCTGCGGTTCAACTTCGTTCTGAAAGGCTTTAAAAATCTCGGTTCGGTGTGGTGCCGATACACTACCTTGTATGATGGCGTTGCTTATACCATCATTATCTAATTTAGCTGCTAAGATGTTTATTGCATGCCGAAATGGTACAAATATTAGGACTTTCTGGCTGGACTCATCTATTACCTCACGAAGAACTTTGTACCGATGAGTAACATCAAACTCCAGCGCATCACCCTTATCCGTATATATTGCACCACAAGATATCTGGAGTAGCTTATTCATATTAGCAGCAGCGTTTACGGCTGTTATCTCCTCCCCTGCGGCCTGCATAACCATATGTTTCTTTAGTGCGTTGTAGTATTTCCGCTGTTGTTTGGTTAACTCTACTTCTCGTTTTGTGTACACCATGTCTGGTAGGTCAAGACAATCTGCTTTCGTAAACCGCATTGCGGGCTGTAATACATTAAATACAGTATCACTAGCACTGTCTTTTGGTATCCACTTGAAATTAGTTACCTTATACATAACCATATCGCGGAAAGATCCATAGAACCTTGGAGTGTTCTTAGGATTAACAAGTTTGGCTAAACCATAAGCGTCTACCGGACTTTGTGCCGCTGGTGTTCCCGTCATCATCCACAACCATGTATCAGGTCCGATGAGTTTATTAAGGGTTTTCCATCTATTAGTCTGGGCGTTCTTATAGTGGGTAGCCTCATCTGCAATTATGAGATCAAAGCCCCCTTCGGCTATGGCGTCGGATACTATATTTACACCGTCATAATTTATGATAACATAATCTGCTCCCCCAGCTATTATAGCCTTACGTTTCTTGGCAGGGCCGTATGCAATATCAACGCTGCGGTGCATGGCAAAGGTAAACAAATCTGCACGCCACGCGCTATCCATTATTGATAGTGGGCAGATAACTAGTACTCGACGTATGACGCCCTGTTTTAACAGAAAATCAGAAGCCCAGATAGCCGATGCAGTTTTACCCGTGCCTTGTTCGTTAAAACAAAATGCCCGTTTATTCATGGTCAAGAATGCGGAAGTGGTCTTTTGATGTTCAAAGGGTTTGTGTTGCCCCGGCCATTTGTACTGCCCGGTTATGGGGGAGGGGGCCTTTATGTTAAGGTCTTTCAGAGCATGTGTCTCTTCCACACCCCAATTTACTAGAACTTTATTACCGCCTACATCGCTACTTTTCTTTATAGCACTGGTGATTACTTCTGGATGCTCTGCGGTGAATAGTAGTGCTTTATCTTTTATTATTTGCACTGATATCTCCTATGTTTTGTTAGCTTCTAGATGAATACTGGGGTGCATACTGAACTAGGGGAGATGCACCCCAGCGATAGAGCGCGCGGTCGAGGGAAGCCTTTCTTTGTTAATCGCGCCCTATTACGTTAGGCTTTACGCCTAATAGTTTTTTTCTTTGTAGCTTTCTTCTTTTGGCCGTTTCGGCTGCGGTTCTTACTGGGGGCCTCTAGCTTAACTCCGTCCTTATTAGAACCGCCCTTACTCAATGCCTTGTTATGACTAACATCTTTACCTTTTCGGTAACTCTTACCTTTTGTCTTATCTATTTTTCGCCTAGCACGCTGTCGTTCCATACGGTTAGGATGCTCACCCCGTTCTTTCTGCTTCTCGTATTCCTTTTTATAAGGACGCTTCGTCTTGGTATATGCCATAATCTAATTCCTACCGTTGTACGCACATTCGGTTACGGCGCAATGGTTTCTACATAGCCCACTAGGTTTAGCGTTCCAGACATCGTGTGTATAAGCGCCCTTTAATTGACCGAATGAATTGAGCCACTTATCCCACAGAGTATCTTCTTGATCCTTATTATATGAACTAGTTATCAGGTCATTAGATACAACAAACATCAATGCCGCCCGTACTACTTCTACTTCAGGAAAGTGTTTAAATACCGCCATAGCCATTAACTCTAGCTGACCCTTATCAGCATACCTAGCGGATTTCCCTGTTTTGTAGTCTACCACCCAAGCTACATCATTATCAATTATTAGTAGGTCTGCTATACCTCGGAACCATACAGCCTTATCAGAGAACCCACAGGCTTCTAAGTCTTCGGTTAGCCCTAACTTGTATTCACATAACTTATTACCGCGCTTGGCTATCAGGTTATCTATTGCTGGTATAGCATAATCAAATTTAGCTGGCATGGGGGTGCCATCTCTAACGTATTCTTCGGCAGCGGTATGAAACATGGTGCCGTACCGCATGGCACTGGTTTCTTTATCTTCATATTCTTTTAGAATTTTCATGTGGTAGAATTGTTTTGGACATTGGTCGAATGCCTTCAACCGACTATAGGACCACGGGACTATACCTTTCATCCTTTAACCTCTCTCCAATACCTGTTGACTATATCTCGCCGCAGTTGTGATAGTTTTTCTGGGGTTCTTTTTACCCCCGCCTCGAATAACTGCGCCCTGATAGCGACTTCCGTACGACCAAAACGAGCGCAAATTACATCTATTTCTTCACCATCACGCCACGCCTTAAATAATCTTTGCAGGTCTGGGTTTGTCCACGGTGCTTGTGTTCCGCGCCCCATCACGCACAGCCCCCGTAAGACTTACCTACTCCTGACTCACAATCAAGTGGTAACCCGGAGGCCCACTTCGGTACCATACGCATACAACTTTCTATATAGTTACGTGCCTCATCAACTTCGTCGTCTGGTACACAGCAAGCGATACTATCGTGCACGGTTAATACAACTTTATATCTCTTCGCTACTTCTAGCATCTGCTCGCCAATTACGCACCGCGCCAAAGCCTGACATACATTCTCTATAACCTTGCCACCGTAGATACGGGTTCTACCCCGCCTAGTTTTATAGTCGTACTCCACCCCCATATCTGTTGTGGTAGATGTGAGGTCATCATAATGTAGGCGTAGGCCAGAGGGTAGAGATAAGTATTCTCTATCTACAATACATACCAGACCGTTAATACCTAGTGCGCCCTTATCGCCATTATGTATTTTCATAAGTATATCTTGGGCGGCACGCCATAACTTATCTATCTGGTCGTTTGTATCGCGGTATACCTTGATGATACGTCGCGCCTCATCTAAATCTATATCGGTGCTAAAATTCTTCAGTTGTTCCTTGAAGCGTACGGCACCCATACCGTACCCAGCACCTAGGATTGTGGTCTTCCCCACAAACCTCTGCTCCTTAGATACACTGCTCTCCTCTACTTCATAGATACGCGCAGCCATCTTCTTGTATACATCTTCGCCATTAGTAAATGAGGCTGTCAGATCATCCTGTTCGGCAAGCCATGCAAGCACCCGCGCTTCGATCTGGGAGGAATCAGCATCAATCAGGGAATGTCCGTCGGGGGCTAATATACTTCTCTTTAACGTGTTACCAGAAGCCCCCCTAGATGGTAGATTCTGTAGGTTTATCTTATCATCTCCACCCCACCTACCTGTATGTGCAGCGTAATATCTGACAGGTACAGGTAATTTACCCCGGCTGGCTATATCTATAAACCGCTGGGTGCGGGTCTCTTCCAAGGTACTTTTATTAGCCAAGCGTGCCTCAAATAACTTCTGCACCTCTGGATCAAAATGTTCGCCTAGAGATACAAACCCTTTATCCGATTTAGAAAACGCAAATGTCTTCTTACCCGTAGTAGGACTGATCTTCGTCGGTGGCTCTACATCTAGACTTTCCAGCAGCTTGGCAAATTTAGGGTTACTCATAAGATCATCTTTATCTACCCCGGCAGCATCGAGTAGGGATGCTTTATACTCCCGTACTTCCGTAAGATGCTTCTTTAATAATTCCGTATCCAAACCAAGTATAGGGTCTATGAACATACGTAGCGTAAGATCTATTAGCTTTAGTTCCTTCTTAGGAAAGTTATTACCGAGAACCCTAAATAGATCATATGTAAGATTCACATCGTTTATGCAGTAGTCTCCGTATCTTGATAGCTCTTCGGGGGTAAAACTATCTCTACGTTTGCCGAGGGCATTGAGGACTTCTGTGCCTTTAACTCCAACGCCATACCTTTCTGCCAATGCACGCAGGCTTCCACCAACTTCCACCCCATCCACAGAGCGGGAAAGGCAAAGAGTATCGGTAAAAAACTTAGGATTAATATTATAATGCCAAGCAATAATGGCCCCATCAAACATAGTATTGTGAGCGCATAGACAAGCCTCATGAAAATCGAATGTTTGAAGGAATAGTCTGATCTGTGTGTCCGTCCCACTAGCCCACTCCGTTTTGTTGTTATTAACTTTTACCGCAACCCCTATAACCTCAAACCGGGGGTCTCTTATATATGCTTCCGTTGTCATCTTCGATAAGGAATAATCTTTATCGTAATAGGTCTCGAAATCAATTGTTACTAGGTCCATAAACTACACCTCTTTCCGTCGAGTACCTTTGTAGACACTACCCCAACTTAGTTTGTGTAATTTATATGGACCTCCGCTAACCTCACGCTCAAACTTATCGCTATCACCTATACGTTTACGGTAACATATATCGTAGTGCTTCGAGCAGTAGACATTAGTGGCTGCCCCGTGCGCAGTCTTCTCCCCACAATAACTATATGGGTAACTACCTAGTGGGAACTGGCATCCGGCTTTCACCTTTGCAGCTTTTGTCTCTGGCTCAACCAAGACCAAATCCAGTTTCTTCGGTGCAGGTTTCGATAGCCCCATACGGTTCGCCCTACCAATTATAGAGCCTTTACTACGGTTTAGCGTAGCACCTATCTCACGCGCCGTAACACCTGTACCCCATAACTCTTGTAGAACATTGGTCTCTGTATCTGTCCATAACGATGGTCCTTCATTCAGACCCTTACGCGGCGCTGCTGTAACGGAAGCATCTATAGCTGCATTGGGGGTTATATCAGTACCACCCCATGATGAGGTCCAATAATGTACTAAAGTACTCATTCCACATCTCCGCCAGCAAGTTCTCCACCACAGGCGAGATATCCACACCCGTCTACCCAGTTATCGGCATGTGCTTCGTTACCTTTTATACGGGCCACTTTTAATAGGGTCATCATCACCGCAACATCCGTAGCCGTTACTTGTGTGCCAAGATGTACACCCCAGTATTTAGCGATGGTCTGAAAGTTATCTTCCATGTCACCGTGTTGTGCCGCCCTATCTTTACATACATATTTTTCGGCAGTACGTAAGACCTTTGCACGCGCCATTACCCTGTCTAATGGGGGTTCAAATGGTAGCTCTAGCTGCACCTCATTTCTTTGGTGCGCTGTCCATATTGGTTTATCTTCTGTGTCGTATTTTACACGCGCAGCCATCTCTTCTGCGGTTCTGTCCCAACCATCTACTATTTCACTAAGTGACTTTACGTTTCTCTCTAGCCGAGATTGGTTTAGGGTTTCCTTATCTTCGATGTAACTTTCCACTTTGTCTCTCCTTTATATGTGTAGTTAGTCCTACGACTAACTAAGGGGGTGCCCCCCGCAATCCCCCCAACTATAACCTCATTGAAATAGTAAAAGGGGGTTGCGAAGGGTCTAGCGTATCGTGCTTCACCGGTAGTGGCGTTGTAAGGGAGGTATCCCCATGGCCTCAACAAAAAACCACAGAGATAGGAACTTACAGTCCAGAACTGCGGTGGATATTTTAACGACCTCTCATCCGCTTAGTCGCCACGGAGGGAAAACATACAAAAACCCCCGTGGAAAACCTTGTAAGTGTTACGAATTTCTATATTTCTGGGGTGCGCGTAGAGACCTAGTAATAACAGCATTCCACATGATATCTGCCAGCTTGTCCATAGTATCTTCATTTATTACAAAACTAAACCCTCCCGTATCCTCTATATCATCAAGGTTCTTATTTTGCAGTGCGGTAGGTTTATTGTTACCTGCCTTACATTCGATACCAAAGAAGTATCCATTATAACAGGCGATTATATCGGGTACGCCGCTCTTGCCGTACCCGCCCGTCATAGGTGAGAAGTAGTACGCACCCAACTGCTTCAACTGTTCCGTAACTACCTTTTTAACTTTACCTTCTGGTGTACTAGCCATATCAACTTCCCTGCCCACGTTTACGTTTCTTGATCCCAGCAAACGCTGACTTCGGCCCCAGACTTTTACAGTGGTTTAGCGGGCGAACACGGTGCCTACGCCTAGTGGTGGATTTCTTAACATATGATGTAGCGGCTTTCTGTGCCATATTATTACCCCTTCTTAGGTTTTCCCTTCTGTAAACGCTCGCCCTTCTGCTCCAGCATATCAACCATATTAGAATGATCCATGAGCAAATTTATAAGGGCAGCCCGTTTTATGTTTATGTTAGTCCTGCTATCAGAAACAAGTATGTGTAACTTATCAAAGGCTGCTTCACTCGTGTATAACTTCATGCGTATCCCCAACTGTTTCTCCATCGCAGCAATCTGCAACGGGGCGTTTGCACGCAGTACATTCGTAGTGGCCGCGCACAAACTCTACTCTTGTTTCTGCCCCACACCAGGGACACGCAGTAAAGTTCTTTGTATCAACCATCTTTCCTCTCTAGGCACTGGTATCGACGTTCAACTATTTGTCTTCACCATTTCTGATGCGTAGTACTCACGTATTAACTTATTTATATTACCTATTCTTTTTC